ATGAAACCTTGGGAGCAATATTATATTGAGCAAATGATTAAACGAGCCAAGCCGTACCATAAAAGTCCAGGATGGGCGTTACGTTACAATCCGTGGTTTTCGGAACAGGAGCCATTAGAGTTTTATGAAGTTGGTGGGGTTTGTTGATCATTGCGCTAAACACTGCACGCACACTGTCACGCTAACATGATTAGAGATTGAGTGTGCTGTGCAGCCGGAGAGAAGTAAGGATATAAGGAGAAGCAGCCTCATGCGGACCACTTCTTATATGCTTTAGCCAATTTGACGTCATAGCTATTTTTTGCATACATGGGTCCATTGTAACCTCTAGCAAATGCCTTCCAATCCTTATTCCTGAGCGCCCCAATCAAACCATTTACTTTAATATAACGACACATTGCCTCGAGTTGGCTGGCTTCATCTTTATACATTGCATTAATAAATGCTTGTAATGTTGGGTAACCCAAAGATTTCCAGTGGTATCCCATGACCTGCCCTATTCCCCACGAACAGGACTCTAGCGCCACTTCACGATTAAGCTTGGCTGCGCGCTCCAGTTTGTCATGCTGTGCTGAATATTTGCCATATGCTCCAGGCGCTGGATTACATAAATCTGGAAACTGTTTAGACCATTCTTTTGATTTAGTGATCCAGTTAATTGCTTGCAGACCTTCATAGAACTTGTGTCGTTCATAAAGAATTACTGGTGTACCATCTGGATTAAAGCCAGCCCCTTTGCATTCAACTTCTATAACTGCACGAAGAGCGGCAACTTCAACGCCAAGCGCCTTCGCTTGAGCTTCAATTTGTGCAGTGGTTAAATTCTTACTCATTATCTTTATCCCATTTAAAGAATTTTGGTCGTGCACCACCCTTTCCCCAGAGATAAATCTGACGAGTGAATAGAGCAAATAGAACACTTACGGTTGTGTAAAAAAGCGTACCGGCTGGACTGGCCACATATCTGTCTTTAACTAATAATGCGACTCCAAAAATGATCGATAACATCAAAAGGAAATCGATGTGCTTTGGAAGCTTAATTTTTGGATGAAACACCAGGATTGAAAAAGAAATGATAAATAGTATGACCGCTGACTTACTTATGATTAGCAGCATCTTCATTCTCCTTTTTGACTAAACCAAGAATTCTTGATCGAGCCAAACTCAGCAACGCTTCAGCTGTACTCTTACCAGCGGCACCTAAAACAAAACCGAATAGTTCAGGGTAATTGCCGTTAGCAAGAAACAAGCTCGCTGGTTTAGCAAAGACCACGCATAAAATGAAGCCAGCAAAGAAGCCAACCAAGCGGTCTCGTTTAGATTCTTTGCTGAGCAGAAAGCCGAAAGTTGCGCCCAATATTCCAGTAAATAGAATCTGAGCATGGTCTCGTACGCTTTCTAGAACTTGACTAAGGAAGTCCATAGATTTCTCCTTTTGTCATAAATCCCCCTTATTTTTGGCAATAAAAAACCCGCCGGAGCGGGATATGTTTGTTAAATGATTAACTCGTTTGTTGAATACTTTGAACTTCTCGTGAAGTAACTTTCTTGCCAATTTGATAAATGATAGATCATGATTGCGAAGGCCATTAGGCCTCGCAACTAGTCCAAACTCTCATATCTTTTCATAATTAATTAACTGTTATGGTTGAATTTCATGTTAAGAATATAAAATTAATTGAGGATTTAATAGTTCGCTTTGATGTGGGCATCAACAGCAAGTGCGGTTTCTCTCACAAAGTCTTTTAAAGAGATATAGCAACCGATTTCTAAATTAGAAAAACTTTTATTTGTTGCTGATTTCCAAAACCCGCCGAGATCGACATAAAATTCAGTTTTAGAGATATCAGGCAGTGGCCAATCATAAGCTTGCTGCTGTTGACCAGTGCCGTCGCGATATGCGTAAGTTAGATTGCTCAATCCATCTAAAGCGTAAGTTATGGATGAACCAATAGAAGCGTTTAAAAGATTACCCGTGGTATTTATTGCTGTATTTGTCAAAGAGAACTGTGAGGTGACATGTCTTAACCACACCGTCCCCCCGCTAGAATTCACAGCAAATGCTCCCGCAACGGTTGCGGTCATTGCATAATCTTCGTGATTTGTGAGTTGTGATATCGGAACGCCAGCAGTACTTCCGATATTTTTGATCTTAAATGCTTGTAAATGACGATTTTTATTTGTTCGAACTGACTTTCTTTCAGTTGTCAATATCGCACCGTTTGATGTCTCTACTGCGCTTAGTGCTGGATTGAACTTAAAGTGATTATCTACAATTTTTGGCAGGGTACCCGTCCCGAACACCCGTCCAATCATATCCTCACCATCTAATGAGTATGCTTTTAAAACCCCTCCCACACCGTCAAGTTTTACCCCGAATTTAGGTGAAATAAAAGTATTAACCTTACCCATGATTTTATTAGCAAACATAAAGTTAAAAGCATTTAAAGTAACAGCTTCATCATTAATAACACCACCGTCAGCTAAAACCCTCGCTTTATACGCATCAAATGCGACTTGTGCGGTTGTTATTAGTTGTGAATACGTTGCTGGATACAATGCACCAGCATAACTTACATTTGATTTAATTAGTGCGGACATTGTGAATTACCTCATTCAGGTTGAAGATTGCGATTTTTAAATTTTCTTTTCGATTGACTATTGCACTGAGCATATTAAAGCCCTCGGCAACAACTGCATATTTGTTGTCACCCAGAGCGATTATTTGCGAATATCCGATGTAATCCTGATCGTCAAATGGGTGATACTTGATCGGAAAGTCATAACCCCCATCCGAGCTGATACGAATCTCGTATGCTGTACGGCTATATATTGCAGACGGAACAGCATGAAACATCAATCCATTTTCAGCATCGAAAGCTAAAGATGAAGCACAATCATTCGAAGGTAATGTTGTGTTTTGGCCTAAATCAATTAGCGTCTGACCGCTATCAACGGATTTTGCATAATAGCGATACTTTGCATTTGCTTGAGAGCGCATCGCTACTATAATCTCCCCTTCTGCATTTAACTCAGCAGCAGGCTCAACAAGGGCGTATGTATCACTTGATAAGATGTTACTTTGCGACCAATTTGCGCCATTGTCATCTGAATACACAAGGAATGTCGTATTGCTGGCGTACATCGGCAGCACCAGGCGACCACCTGGTAAAGTAATAATTTTTCCGGTTGATCCACAAACCCAGGCATTATCAAATAACAAGACTGGTGCAGTCCATGTCAAGCCGTTGTTTGACGAGTAAGAAACATACTGCTTGTAGGGTGTAGATGGTAAGTGTCCTTCGTCCCAAATCGCGATTATTCGACCATCCTGAAGGCTTCCCAGCATCGGGTGTTTCGATACTTGCTCGATTGAAGGCGGTTCACGAAATAAGGATTTTGGCTCAACGGTGATATTATTAAACTTATCGTAATTTATGAATGTTTTGTATAATTTAACGCCGGAGTTATCTCCATCGTATCCAGCAACACCGCCGCCCCAAAAACAAAGAATACGACCTTCTGCAACTTTTATGATTGCTGCAATACGCTGGATCTCACCCGCAACACCAGTGTATTTTGCGACATCTTTGATGTTAAAAAATGGATTGTCATTTGCAGACAATACAGCTTTCGCTAGAGTGATTCTAGAATCTTCAGATTGAGATGAAGCTACAGAGTTTAGATAAACTCTAGCTTTGTTTTCCATGATTTGGTATTGAACGCTTTGAGCGTCCCCACCGATAAATAATTCACCATTTTCATTAACAGTAAAAAACGCTTGATCAAGCTCGTCAACCGCCGCTATTGCACTTTGCTTACTGTCTTTTTTATAGGGGAATCCAGGGGAGGTTGTTAGTTGTTCTTGGAGGGGAACTTCGTTACCAAATAGGTATTTATCGCCATTTTCATCTGTGTGCTCTATCACAATACCATCTGCGGACAATACAGCATGAATAATTTTCTTATTCTGATCTTGACCTATAGATTTTGTTTTTTCATCTGCATAGCCCTTTGCTTGCGTCAGTGAATCATACGGACTTTTCGTTAAACTCGTCGCGCCGGCAGAGGCTTTGTAATAATCTCCGCCTTCGGTTGCGCTTAAAACTCTGACTAAGCGGTTAAGTGGAATTTCAGCGACTTTTGCATTCGCATCTGCAAGCGTGGCATATGAATCAAAATACCCACCCGCTTTCATAATTTTTTCAATTGCTGCGGGTAATGTCGGATATTCACGCCCAAGCCGGGCTATGACAACACCACTTTCATTTCCATTCACCACTTCTTCAGCGGTCATTGCGTCTACATTAAATTTTTGCACAGTGGTTTTAATATCTTCAGCCATGTTCTCACCCATTAAAAAAAGCCCGCAATTGCGGGCCTTGGTTGGTCTGGTCTATGTGATTAGATTGTTTAGATAGTCGCTATCATTTTTGTAATAACGAGTGTCGTAGTTGATTGCAGTAATCTGGCTCTCAAATGTGCCAGACGGTGACTTTTCAGAAACCAGATAGGCTTCACTGTCTTTATTCTGACTGAGCGTGATTGAGTAGACTGTAGGTGCTACTTTTCCATCCCATGAAGTGACAAGGGGTAGAGTTGGCAGGCGCTCTAAAACCAGATGCCAGTCATCACTTCCCTGCGCTACCTGCATGGTTTCAATTGAACCATTAGGCAACTGTAAATGAATGATATAGCTCTGGTCAGTTTTAAGCTGAACTGGCTGAGACAAAGCAATATTCTGCCCCATCCACTCCACGACCTCACCTTGAGTAAATCCATCGCCAATCGGCACAAGTGAAGGAATCGTGTCATCTGTCACCGCAACCCGGTCATTGATCGTAATCAGGTCGGCTTCACCATATGCAGTAAACTGTACGGTTTCACGCTGATACCTGATCTTGTTCCATGCCCGGTGCGCTAAAAAATGGGCCTGGTATTTATTTGTGACACCAGACAACTCAATCTTTTTCGGGTTAGTAATGTTCTCATCAGGAAGCTTCAGTGTTTTTTCAGTCCAGGAATCATCCGGATCAATCCAGCTCACCTCTACCCCATCATATTCATTAGTCACACCAAACTTTTCAGTCCGGGTTTCACTGCCGGGCTTTTTGTTTCGATGATTAAACAGAATGCTGGATGATGGGTTAGTCCGCTCAAACTGAAAATAGATCTTTCCACTTTCACGCCGAGCATTACAGAACACGACACTTGCAATCTGGGCTAGTGTTTCTTCATAAGACTGATTGGCTTGATCAAATGTATGATTAAACTCAGTGGCTTTGTACGTACCGAAATAGCTCTGAATGTAATTTGAAGTCTGGTAGAGACCCACTACATCCAGCTCACTAACAGAGCGACGGCCAATGAACGGATCTTCTGTTACCGCACAGACAATATCAGCAAAGTTATTTGTAGCTATACGCTGCTGTGATTTTACGCCCGATGCATAGCTATAAAGCTTGCGTGTCGCAATCATGCTGAGCTGACGGTTCTTGATCGAAAGTGCGGTTTTATCTGCTATGACTCTTGTTCGAACAATGGTTAAATCGTCATAGACAAACTTTTGCAATGCATGAACTGCGTAGGCATCCGTAACATTCACATCATCAGCCACTTTAGAACTTAAATCATCTTCAGTGGTTCGGCAGACGCGGAACCGAAAATGACCAGTGAAAGGAAATTCAATCTTTTCAGTAAGTCCTACAGCATCCCGGTAATTGTTGCTTGCGGATTGCACGGAAGTAAGCCTTTCATAAATAGGTCCGCTTGGTTGGTTATTTACAATCTGCTGATATTCAATCTTGCAATAAACTTCTCGTGGCCACACTCCGCCTTTTGAATCCTGATACCACAAGCCTTGTGGCGCTTTTAGATTAATCCAGAGTTCTTCAGATTCCTGATTTGTAAACTCAATCCAGCCCACCCACTTGTCATTCAGCTTATCTATACTGAGATCAGATGTTTCCGAGATGGTAGAGCCACCAAATATCGTATTAATCTTTGTCCACTGCGCCAGCATTGCGCTTGGAATATTCAGGGCGATGCTGCTGCTAGATATGCTTGCAACACTATATTTGCCATCAAGATTAATGCTGGTCGTGGTGTCAGAAAGTATTGCTGATATATTCCCGGATCTGTTTTCATCAATCAGGTTCCAGTCACGGTTGATTGCCGCTGGTGAGCCCAATTGAATTATATAAGTGCTACCCGACTTGCTGATTGAATTAATGCTGTATGTACCGGCGAGACTGGCATAAGCATCTGCGCTTAATGGCACAAGCAAGGACTCAATTTTGATTCGGTTCAGAGCACTGTAATTAATGAGTTCCTGCGTTGAGTTAATCTCAATTGTTCCATTAGGTCTTACAAGAGTGGCACCTGAAATCTGCTGATCACCAATATTGAAAACTCCACCTCGTAGCAGCAATTGGTCATTTGCAGCAAAACCACCTGGCACATTTCCGGTTTTAGATTTAATCAGGTTAGGATACTGGAAGTATAAATCTTTACTGCTGATTGCCAGCTCATTCGGAACGGCAAGCAGCTGATCGTTAATCGATTTAGAAGGCTTGGCGATGAATGGTGCGTAATTGAAGTTATCACCAATTTGAGTGTGCGGCACACCATTTACGATATTTACGCCCGGATCATAAATCGAGATTGATGCCCCTTCGATTGAATCAAAGGGCGTATCCCCATCGCGAATGTCTGAAACCGAGTAATAACCACGCCCCAGACACATTAACTGTTCTTCAACCTGCTTATTGTTCTCGTAAACATTGACACCAGGTGCAATCAGATCAGGAATTGATTTCACCGTTCCAAGAATATCAGGAATACGTGAGCCGATGCGTTGCTGGTTCTGCGGATTAGACAGGTTGTTATTGCTTGACCCCTGCTCAGAATCCTTGTTTTTTGGCATGTTAAGCAGTGTAAAAACTGTTGTGCCGATAGATAGCACCAAAGATGCCACAGCGACCCATTCAATTGGGGTTAGCCCGGCAGCATGACACACAATGTCAAAATCATGCTTTTTTGCCAGCATCTGCAATGATGCCTCATCAACTTTATTAGTTGGCGTGACATCGTTTTGTGCACAGGCGGGTTGTATATAAATTCTAGCCTGCGGATGTTTATTTTTTACTTCTTTGAAAATAGCCAAGACGTTATCGGATTTAATCCTTAAAACCTCATCTCCACCGTTAAGCGGATTTTTTAGAATGCGTAATCGGCTCATAGTATCGAATCCGTTTATAAACTTTCTCAAGCGATCTGAGCGGCAGGAAATGCACGCCCAGCTCGGTTAAATGCAAAACCCGATCACCATAAAAAAGCCCCACATGGGAGCTTTGATTAATGTTGGTCATCAGGACAATGGTGCCGTTGATTGGCTCTGTCAGCTTTCTGTTATGAATCGCGGTATGCCGTGAGGTATGTAATGTTTCATGTAATGACGATGTAAGCCCGACAAAGCTTTGTGAATAATCCTGACCAAACAGATATTGCGCTGCGTCAATCAGGAAATGCACACAATGATAATTTTCAGGGTTGTAGTTCCGTGTTAGTAGAGGATCGATGCTTTTCATCAGAAGAATCCTTTTAGACCGGGAAACTCATCTACGGTATAAAGCCGGCCTGTCCCCACGCTATTCAGTCGTTGTGATGCCACATCAAACGTGGTGGCTTGAGGGTCGCGGCTCATCGTCTCAACCTCCAAGCCATCCACAATGTGTGTTGGTGACTCAAGATTGCTCGACATATACGCCCGATAAATGACTTGTGGACGCTCTTCACTATCAGCATCACTAATGATTTTGAGCAACTTCGGCACCACTTCGCCCAGATCACCCACTGTAATGCTAAGAGTCTGGTCTAAGTTGTCAGCTGTATTGCCCCGGCGGATTTGCAGCGGCATATATTCATACACCGCTGTTTCGCCATTCTCGTGCTTGACGGTCACACCATCGCTATGATTGGTCACGTAGCGTAATGGCGCAGGCCATAGGCTGTGCTTAATCTCGATGCACTCAAGCAATACAACGGACGGACTGGAATCCAGATGATATTCGGTTAAATCCATCAGACATTCTCCAGGGCGTTGGGTAGGTAGTGGTTGACGAGCAACTCTATCTGTTCAGCAATTTCCCCAGTCATTCCGATTTGCCAGAAGTCAATTACCTCCTGATCATCTGCCGGATTGCGCTGGAACGGTTTTGCCACTGCCTGAATACTGGCTTGCCATAAATTTCCACGCTTGGACCACTGCAACTCACTTACAAAGCGCAACTGGTACTCTCGAATATCGGTATAGTCCAGGATTAAATCCATGAGAAATGGCTGGGGATTACGCTGGTTTTCAAAATAGAAAGCCAACATTAAACCCATTTCTTCTCTGCTTAAGGACCATGTGAGCGGTATATTATGCACAGAACCGATAAAGGTCCTGCGCTGCCGTGGCATACCACCTGCCAGATCCTGAGTTAAAATGCCATTGCCCAATGATGGGTTGTACCCTGACTCATTCGGCGGCAAAACAAGTTTATTCATCGCTTAACCTCTGCGGTTATATATTTCAGGCAATAAAAAACCGGCCCCCATGGGCCGGCCTTATTTCCAGAAAGTCTATTTAAAACCAATATAAGAAAAGGCAGAAATATCTGAGACACGCACCTGGATGCTTAAGGATTGGCCAGGCGCAGGAACCCTTGAAGACCCAAATAAGTAAAAAGCATCCTTTAAGTAAAGAAAATACTCTCTTAACTCTTCCGGCAGCTCCGCGGATTCAAGCATCCTTTCGCGCTTTTCCTTAATTTCGGTTTTAAAGTGATGCTGCAAAGCAATATTTTGATCTAATGCAAAAAATTGATCTTCAGAAATTAACGTCCCTGTAATCAATTGACCGCCAGCCACTACCGTAATTTGTGTTGCCTCATCCAAGTCTTGGTCTTGCTCAGTCATAATTGCTAAATCTTTTAACAACTGGTTGGTGTTATTTCTACTCATAATTTTCTCTGCTTATTATTCAGCATTTAATTTAACAAATTGATAACTATAAGTCATTTCACTACATTGAAATTTAATAACTTACGCTCTTCTTCTGCTAGCCGTAGTATATTGCGTTAGATTTTTACTAATCCTGGAGCTAGCATTAGCAATGTCTTCTGCAACTGCTTTTTTGGCTTCATCGCGAGCAATTATTCGCAAAGTTCTTTCATCAATTTGCTCCACATCAAAATCTTTAGCTACACCATGATTCTCGATTTGAATATTGAATTGTGGTGAAGTGGTTCTATTACTCCATCCCTGCACAAGTTCAGTCTGCTTAAACTCACGCTGACTACTTTTGCGTAAGGACTCAACATTTGAAGGTCCGCCCCAGCGCGCTACATCCTCTTGACTGAATACCACTTCGCCTTTATGCACTGTACCCGCAATATCATACTTTCCACCGGGACCGGTATAGCCGCCGGAGGAGAAGCCAGCAATAGTCTGGCCAGCGATCATTCCCACATTAGCCATTCCCATACCAAGTACAAGATTAGCCGCTGTTGTTTTGCTGATTACATCCAAATACCACGGGCTTGCTAAAATCTGGTTATACGCCTGCAACGCGCTAATCGTGGCTGAACCTATAGCAAATCCTTGTTGAGCTAAGTACATGCCTTTATATATACCGGATTGCTCACCAGCTGCGTCTTTAACAATTCCAGTCATATTCGACCAGTAACCACTAAGCTGACTTGTTAAACTCCCAAGCTGGTCCAATTGGGTGTCAAAAAGTGAACGATTAAGGTCCTGTTCTTCTTGAGCATATTTTTCATCCAGCTCTTTTCTGGATTGCAAGTATTGCTCTCGTGCAGCCAATAATAGTGAGTTTCTTTCCTCCTCATTAGCAAGTAAGTTAATAGTATTAACTTGGTCTGTATATGTGCTATTTAGACCTCCAGCATCAGTTGAGTATTGGTTTTGCATATCCCATTGAGAATATCCTCGTGGGTCTTTTTGCTGGAATACTTGATGTGATGCATTAAGACCAACCTGAAAAACACTATCTGATACATTGTTTAGAGCTTGAAATTGACCCATATTATTAGCACTAAGCAGACCAGCTTTTTGCTTGGCATTTCTGACTTTTTCAATCTCCGCCAACTCAATCTGATAGCGCCTTACTGCCAACTCAGTCTCACCCATGTATGCGCTTTCTGCCTCAAGCAACTGCTTTTTCTGAGCCAGTTGCATAAGCTCAAGCTCTTGCTGATATTGTTTTTCGAGCAACTGAACAGCTTCATCCCGCTGCTGTTTGGTTAGCTCAATATCACGCGCTGCATAAAACTTTCTCTGATCAAAGCTGTCTTTTAGAAGCTCTTCTTCAGTTTTCTGGAAGTCTTTATAGTCATCCAGCTTTGTTCTTAAAGCATATTCAGCAATGGCAATATCATTGTCTGCACGAGCTTGATATTCAGCAATAAGTCGCTTGGTTTCCTCTGGTGAAAAACCAGCTCTATTGATCTCCTTAATATCCTCCTGAAGCTGGGTTTCAATCCGTTTTCTTTCAGTCGCTACTGCCATCTGCAACTGCAATTGTGTTTTAGCCTGTTGTTCAGCCTGCCGCTCTAAATCCTGATTGGATTTAAGCGTGCCATCACTTGAGCCACCTTTAACTTTAGACATGACAGAAGGTGCCTGATGAAGCAGCTTTAATACTACGCCATCTTCAAAAGTTACTGTGCTGTAGTAACCGCCTCCTTTAGCATCATAAGCAGTTTTTACATCCTTTACGGCAACACTTGTGGTGATTGGCGTGCCTACAGGCATAGCAAAATCAATACCCTTATGAAAAGAAGAAGCCCCTTTGGTTGGGGCCTTTCTTTGTCCGTAATCAGAAGTGACTCTGTAAGATGAAAGCGACTTTCCTCCTGCCTGCAATCTTGCTAAGTGCGCTTTAGACACCTTCTCTCCATCACGAGAACCGCCATAGCGAACATCCAGATGAGCACCTGTACCAATACCGGAGTTACCTGAAATACCAATGAGCCGCTGACCATTCTTTAGCTGCTTTTCGGTAAGTTTGGTTTGCTTCTCAAGCTCTTTGGTTTCCTCTCTGCGTTTATCAATACTGCGCTGAAGATTAGCTTCAGCTGCTTCTGTGATTTTGAGCTGATTTTTTTGCAGAAGAGTAAGGCCAATTACATCTTTCTTTTCATTTTCACGATATATCTTTAAACGATCCTCAGCTTGCTCTATGGACATGCCGTACTTATTCATTAGTGTCTGTTTAAATACCGCATCCCAAGCACGATCTGCTAAAGACTTGTTTAGCTCTTTTACCTTATCATCAAGAGTCTTAACTTTTCCGGATGCGCCTTCAGCTTCATTACCTAATTCACGAGTTCTTGAAGCCAGAGTCTGGGCATTATTTCCTGTTACAACAGCAGTACCACCAAAGGTTTTAACAATTTTCTCAGCCTTGAATACATTCTTCTCAGTCTTAAAATAAGCTTCCGCAGCTTCGAGCACTTTATCCCTAAGGTTTTTAGGCAAGCCATCATTCTTTGAAAGGATTTTCATAGCCTCATCAAGAGACAGTGTTTCCTCCCTGAGACCTCTTTCAACTTCTCGCAACTCTGCAATGGTTTGAGCAGAAGCACTATGCTGCTGAGCATAAGCGATCATCTGACGGACCACCGCATTAAACTGGTTTGCATTAACATCCAGTTCTTTGTTGTAGTCGGCTAAATCTTTCTGAGCCTGATCGGTAAGACTTTCCTGTTTTAGCTTATTAAGCTTACGAAACTCTTCAGCGGTCACTTCGGCATATTTAGCCTGCCGCTCAAGCATCTTGTTAGCTTCTTCCCCATTGTCACGAAACAGTAGGTAAGTCGCAACAAGCGAGGCAACGGTAAGCCCTATGCCAACAGGCCCACCCAAAACCCCCAGCAAAGTACGTCCAGCTCCAGCCATGGCGCCCATCATTCCAACGGATGCAGTCTGTGCAGCTGCACTACGTGCTTGAGCTGCTGCTAAGGCTGTTTCAGCTGCTGCAAGCTCTCTCGTAGCCTGAGCTTCAATTTTCTTGAGCTCAGCCATTCGGGTAAGAGATTTAGTGCGACCAACTGCATTAATTTGAGCCTTTAAGCGCTCTACCTCTAAAGCTTTTTCTGCCGCAATCGCTGCAAGTGTAGATTGGGTATTAACAACCTGAACTTGTGTTGAACGAACTTGCGCTGCTGCTTCTGCTGCCTCAGCCAAGGCTTTCTCTTTGGATGCTGCAATACTCCCCAAAGTGACCGCAATATCTTTCTGAACAATCGCAGATTTAGCAGCAATCGCTGTTCCAAGGTAACCAATACCGGCAATCATGGCACCATCCGCTATCAAGCTAAAATTATTAGCTAAGAACTGAATTGAGCCAGATAAGGCATTTGCTGCCCCTGAGCTTTTTCCTGCCTCGCCAACAAATTTGGTAAGCTCATTGCTAAGCATAGTCAGTGATTGCCCAATAGTCGCATCAGTCTTGGCAAATAAATCATCTACTGATTGCTGTGAGCTATTTAAGGCCTTAACAAGTACTTCAGATGTAATCTTGCCTTCAGCTGCAACAGAGCGAAGTTGCCCTATAGTAATGCCCATGCCCTGTGCAATTGCTCTAGCCAGTCCCGGTGTTTGCTCCATGACAGAGTTAAGCTCTTCACCACGCAAAGTGCCAGATGCCAAAGCCTGGTTAAACTGGACTAGGGCAGCCTCAGCACTTGCTGCACTTGCTCCACTGATTGCAACTGCCTTGGAAACTGTTTCGGTTAGACGTGCAGTTTCCTGCATGTTTAAACCTAGGGTCTTGGCATTATTCGCAAAACCTTGATAAACCTGTGCTGCTGCATCCCATGACTGACGCGTTTTCTGAGCAATCTCAAATGTATCGCTCATTGCTTTGTTTAATTCAGTCTGAGAGTTAGTGACTAACTTGAGTCGGTTCTGCAAACCTATCCAAGCGTCTATTTTTGATACAGCGGCCCCTACAGTTACGAGTCCAGCCATATAACCAGCAAGTTGGCGTGTAGCTACCGACATAGAATCCATGGACTTGGTAGCAAAGTCCCCGTTTTTCTCAATACTTCTTAATTCATTAGAAACATTACGGGCATTAATTTCTGCCTGTCGTGAATCGATTACTACTCGCAAATAGGATTCTTGAGCCATTGTTGCCTTCCTTCAGATATAAAAAAACCGGCCTGAATTAGCCGGTATAAGATGTATAGAAAATCTATTTAATGCTTTGCGCTTTCTTTATTACCCATCTAGAAATTTCTATATTGATTGGACTATTAGCTAGCAAGTCATAAGCATTCTGTGGGGTATAGCGTGTTTCATGTTCTGGTTCTTCTTCGCCTTTATGTTGAAGTGAAACATTTTCCCAATCCTGAATAACGTGAGTAGCAATAATAGTTAAATACTCTTTAATGTATTCAAAATCAGTCATTTTAAAGATACTTTTCTTTGCAGACAGTCCCATCAGGGCAGACTTGCACTGTGGATTATCAAATGGCTTAAGGCGGAAGCAACCAAAAGCACTGCCATCCTCAAGCCTATATACAAACCATTTCGATTTATCAGTCATTTCATTTTCCTTTGGGCAATAAAAAACCCGCTTAGTGCGGGCTGCGGATTGAGTATTAAAAAGCACCTAATGGACTTAAGGAGGCTGTAAGTGGTTATATATGTCCTACCAATCATCACTACTGGTTGAGCTGAGCGCTTTCTCAAAACTATCCGATATGAAATTAAATCTATTAATCATGAGTTTGTAGGTGGTTGCGTCATCAATGGGGGTATTGTTGAATCTTGCATAACCAAAGTTTCCAAACTTAAGGCGAGCTCTATTATCTTTAAGATCAATAGTCATATTGAATGATATCTTAGCCTGAGAATATCCACCACACTGCAAGCGACCTACTGTCGAGTCACACACTGGAGAGGAAATAGCTCTGATAATTAACTTTCCCTCACTCAAGCTTTCGTACTGAATAACATCTTGAGCTGAATTAAAGTTATTTGCCGCCCATTTCTTAGAGTCATTGAAAAGTGCGTTTTTGTCGCCCTTGAGGTTTTCAATGACTCGAATATACTCATCCGTATATATGGTTCTAGCTTGCAATGAAAAGCTAGACGCAGTAAGAATAACAACACTTAATAAGATTGATTTTCCCATACCCTACCCCGAATATTTATTATAGGAAGTAAGATACTAACTCCAGAATGAAAAAACCACTCTTTCGAGTGGTTCTTTTTAGTCATTATTTTCCGTTTCATCGAAAGGGTAATTGGTTTTTTCTCGATAAAACTTCTCAATATTTGGGTATTTTTTAAATATAGACTTCATATACTCATCATGATTGCCGTTAATCATTGCTTCAAAATAACCGCTCATCATATCGATCATCTTCATAGAATTAGCAACTTGTTCTTCAAGTTGTTCTATTTTTTTATCTTTGATCAAGTCAATTGTAGCCTGTGGCTGGGTATCATTGCTTTCTATTTCACTTAATATCGCTCTTTTCAAAATTTCACTAGCTACGTCTTCAACCGACTGGTTATTCAATTCTGCTAATTTTGATAGTTTTTCATGAGCTTCGCTAGCGATAGAAAGCTCCAGAACTTCATCTAATGGATTAGAGCTGATTAATTTTTCGCTTTCGATACCAAGTGCATTAGCTAATTTTTCTATAGTTTGCTTTCTTGGATTCTTTTGTACATCCATTTCAAAATCAGATATTTGCTTACGACTTACCCCTGACTTATCTGCTAATTGCTGCTGAGTCAAATCTAGCATAGTGCGAAATTTCTTTAATCTAGAACCAAAATTATCTCTCATAATGCGTAAAAACCTATTGACAAGCTTCAATATTTATCATTATGATAGTTTTACCACTCATAATGATAGGAATTAAAATGTACACCTTCACTGTAGAAGATGAGATTGCAGACATCATCAAGTCTGTAGCCGAAAATGAGAACCGCACAACACGTGGTCAGTTCCGACATTTTCTTATAACTGCTCTTAAGAATGAGGGATTGTATCCTCAAAATCAATCAAAAAGTGATATTAAAACTATCACCAAGGAAGAATTAGTATGAATGCAAAAATAAATAATAGTGTGACTGTTGCCGGTGTTCAAACGGTCGTTACTGAATACAAATCAACACCTGTAATGACTACTGCTCAACTCGCAGAATTCTATGGCGCACAATCCAGAAATATAACTGATAATTTTTCAAATAATGCAGAGCGATTTGAGGAAGGAAAGCATTATTTTAAAGTGGAAGGTGTTGAGCTAAAAGGCTTTAAGGACTACACCGATAATATCGGTTCAGTTCAAATTAGTAAAAATACACGATCTTTAATGCTATGGACTGAAAAAGGTGCAGCGCGTCATGCCAAGATTCTCGATACTGAGCAAGCGTGGAATGTGTTTGAACAGTTGGAAGACTCCTACTTCAAAGCCAAGGAGCTCCTGCAAAACTTTGACCCAATGAAAGCTCTTTCTGATCCGAATGCTCTTCGCGGACTATTACTCGGGTATTCAGAAAAAGTAATTGAGCTAGAGACCAGAGTTGAAGAGATGCAGCCAACTGTAGAAGCCTTTGAACGCATTGCTACAGCAGACGGTAGTCTTTGCATCACAGATGCGGCTAAGGCTCTGCAAGTTACACCAAAATTCTTATTTTCTTTCCTTAGTCAAAACCAGTGGATTTATAAACGTGCCGGTACTACTCATTACCTTGGGTATCAAGATAAAGTGCAAGCTGGATATTTAGAGCACAAGGTCACAGAAGTAACTCGTGGTGATGGCACCACAAAGATTACTGAGCAGGTTCGTGTCACCCCAAAAGGTTTAACCAAGCTCGCTAAACTTATTGGCAACAATAAATGATTATTTTAGACAACAAAAAAGCCCGACTGTTTGGCGACATGGGCTTTGATGAAGTTAATAACTCTGAGGATTATCAACTATGAACACTATAGCACCTGTTGCAACCGAAACTCAAGCCCAACCTAAATTCAAAAAAGAGAATCTAATGTCTGACCTCAAATGCACTTCTGAAAAGCTTGGTGAAATGGCAGCCCTCTTTCAAATGATTCACAAACTTGTTGAAGAAGGAAATACTTCATCTATGCATACCATCAAACGTTTAGCTGGCCTAGGCTGGTACTCATGTGAAGATTGGGCTGCTGCCGTAGAGTGTTTTGAGGAAAGTCTACAGAATAACTCATCATCCTATTATCACTAACCCACTCTCAGTCACTTAGTCCAAATCCAGCATCAAAAAAGCACCCTAGGGTGTCGTTGGAAATAATTAACCCCGCACTTGGCGGGGTTTAGTGTTTACTGGAATCTATGGTTTCACCTTGTATACCTCTGCATAATTTCGAGATGCTTTCGGCATGCAGTGTAATGTGTCGATGGTTTGGCTTGGTTCGCTCAATATCAATGGCTATTAACATTGCGGCACGCAGGCTTTCTGCTGGCTCTACACTTTCAAAAATGTAAGTGTCATTATGAATAACAATATCAGCATAACCATCTTCTTCTGTACTCGGCCTGCACTCCACCACAATGTAATCAGGAACATTATTTGTCATTATCTTTATCCTGATCAAAATCCAAGGTTGGCTGAGCCTCTTTGATTAATTCATCCAGTTCTTTTAATAATGCCGGCTTGGTTTGCTTTCCATGTACTGATAAGAATCGGCCAGCCTCAGAAAGGGACTGAGTAATCATTTCCACTTGTGCTGTTATCTTGCCGATACGCGCTTGAAGCCCATCTTTAAGCTGACGAGCCAGCTCTTCTTGCTCGATGTAGTATTTGCGAATCTCATGACCTTTATCATTACGCTCCATCATTCCAAGGTGCTTGGTCATATCTACTGAAACAATATATTCAATTGAAGTTTGACCAGTCTTTGAAAGCTCCACTTTTTGGTGGAGCTTAATATAATCGAAGTTTTCTTCGAACTTGCACTGAGTAATTCTTCGTTTAATCCATGTTGAAAAATCCTGCTTGCTCTCTAGCATTTTATGCAGGTCACGAGCATTCACGCCAAGCTGAACTTTTCCATTTAATTCAACCTCGACAAATGGAGTTTGATTTTCAATTTTTACGATTGCATTCATTGGTATGCTCCGACTACTCATTAAAAAAAGAAACACTGGCAAGAAGATGCAATGAATAGTCGAAACGACCATCTTCCTTTCGGGGATCAGCCTAGCCAGTGGTTTGCCTGAAACAGGCATAAAAAAGCACCCGGTTGGGTGCTATGTGGAAAATCGTTTAATTCAAAACAGTTATTAATGTTGCAATAGCAGTGATTATGGATGCCGCTTGCCAAATAAGTAGACCAAGGATAAGGCCCAGCCCGACGATGTATGTCCAGATTCTTAAAGTTTTACTTTCAGACAATTTATTCATCACTTTATCAACCTGTAGATTTAGGTTAAAATTCATCTATGGTTTACTTCCTTTCATGCCAAGGTTGTGAACACAAAAAAGCCCATGATTACGAGTCACGGGCTTTTTGCTTTTAAGTGGTATTAAAAAAGCCGCACATTTCTGTAGGGCTCATTTTGAAACAGGTAAAAATGCCTAAATTTTTTTGTTCGCAAATTTAAAAGCCCCAAATCATTACAATTCAGGGCTAGGTCAAGTCGGTTGAGTGATTTAACGCTTCCTCTTCAGCTCCCGACTTCTTTTTTCTTGAGCTTTAAACGCTTCATCCAGGTAAATATTATCGATAGCAAAGATCGCAGCATTGAAGATATATCGCTCTACCGGCAACTCATACTGTTCGCAGTAAGCATTTAGATCGGCAATACTGAGTGAAAGCGGTGTGCCCTGCTCATACCGTCGAGAGCGGGCAATCGTGTTGTACGCTTCAAGCAAGGCGTGTGCTACATAGCTATATTCAGGTCTTGTAATAACTTTTGGAGCGGGCTGGTTTAAGGCTCTTGCAATGGCTCGCTCTTTTTCTGACTTCTCGCTGGCCTCTTCTTCACTTGAGAATTGGCACCACTTGTAGAGATTGATGACTTTCCCACGACTTCATCACGAAATCCATCGGCCTCTTTTTGGAGTTTTTCTGATTCCTTGCGAACAAAGGCCCAAAGATCTAAGCCTATATTCGTGTTCTTCAGGAGCTTGTAAGCATTCTCAGGCGAATATGGCGGTTCAACAGCTTCACCATTTTCAATAAACTCCACACCTTTCCAGTCTTCAATAAGATGTGATGCAACAGCTTCCAATAGGAGCTCATGAAAGAGCTTGTCATCGTTATGAGCTAGTGATACATCGTATCCCTTCGCCATAACCTGATTCCGGGCACGTTCTTCAGCGACCTGAAATGCTTTATGAGCAATGCCACGTATTTTAAATTCAGCACCCTGGAACTCGCGCCATGCTGATACTTCTTTGTTTTGAGTAATTGCGACTTTTAAAGCCATGGTTCTGTCCCAAAAAGAAAGGCCCCGAAGGGCCAGAAGGTTAAGGAGTTACTGGTGCTGGAATACGAGTAATTGTTGGAGCTTCATCGACTATCGTGTACTCGAAACTAGCACTCAACCTGTCACTATTGCCGCCACTTGGCAGACTAGCCGTAATTTCTGCCTTAGGAATGAGGATTTCATAACCATTGCCTTCTGAATCGGTTATAGGCACCCGCAATGAAATAGTCTTATTCGTAAACTGTTTTTCATACATATCAGAAGTATTACGAGACCATGCTGCAGTGAATGATCCAGTGCCAGCAGCAACCATTTCCAAGATTTTTTTAGGATCTATGCCGTTTCCAAGGCAACGCTGGATTTGCATGCTGTTATCCCAATTAAATGAGAATGCAGTTAAGCAAGATATGCCTGCTTGTGATGCGCCATCGATAAGAATATCGCCTACTGACACATTAGACATTTTAGGATTGTCATCTGCTGCAGTAACAGTGCCAGCTGGAATAGTATCGGTATTACTTCTACCTAATGCCATCACACCAAAGGTCATGGTAATTAATCCGGTTTCAGGAATTTCTATTCCAAACGTGTTCACATGAACACCCCGGAACAGATGGTAGTCATTTACATCTTTAAAGCCACGCAATACGCTGAATGTCTGACGAATATCACCTCCAAAAGTCAGTACATCCCCATTCCAATTATTAAATGCAGCAGCTGCCATCAGGTCCTGAACCAATGGACTGAACTTAGCTTCAATCACGATATCGCCTGCATACTCAGCACCAGTAATCATGGAGCTTCTTGCAATACGCGTATCAGCAATCGAGTTGGATGATTCTTTGGTTACTGTACCGTCGATTGTTACATCGGTACATTCTAGTGTTTGTCGGTTGAACGGTACTGGCGTAATACCAATTGTTGTTTCGCGTGCAACCTGTAGTATCTGTTTAGCGCCTGAACTCATGACGGCTCCTTATTTTTTGGCATAAAAAAACCGCCCTGTGAGGCGGTGGATAATAGAAAAGCACCCGAAGGTGCGTATTTGTTATGGCTTGAAGTCTATATCAACCAAGGCCTTTGAAACTTCATACTGTTTGGGACTACCCATCGAAGTGGTATCCACTAAATCAATATATACACTGCAAATTGGCAAGTTATTTTCTTGCTGCCACTTAGATATTTCGGCTTGAACTACTGCTGCAATTCGCTGCTCTAATTCCTGCTTTTTTGCTTCGATTTCGTGAAGCATTTCGGTGTACTTATTCATATTAATTAACTCTGAAGTCAGCTAATACCAAGTATTGCACAAAATCACTATCTTCCGAACGTCTTGGTGCGTGCACCAGAGGGATTTCCAAATGACTTACGGCCAGTTCACGAAGATGATCACGCCAGTAATCGGCAAGCTGTGTTAGTGCTTTCTCGCCAGTATTCTTCCGACCAAAACACTGAATCGCAATCTGTCCAACATCCCGGTAGCACAGGCCGTTGCCTAAACCTGCGATAAAACTTGGTCCATAGTTGATGGTAACGCGGCACCAAAGCCCAGTAGTCGGAACTGTAAAGTTAGGCGAGTTAGGATATTGAACCCGGTCTTGAGTAATACCTGTAAATGTGGTGAGCCGTGATGTTATAACTTGTCGGGCTTCTTCAAGGGTCATTGCCATACTAGCCACCGTATTTTTCTTTAACTGATAAGAAGGCTAGCGAGTAAATACCTTCCCGTGCTTGCTCAGAATTTCCCTCTTCAAGCTTCATGGCATAAGGAAGATTGTTCTGAATATAAACCAGATTACCAAGACGAGCTTTTAAAATCTGTGCTGCACCTTTACTAAAGGTTTGCTGGTCTAGTGTGCCTCTAGGAGCAGTATTCCCATTGGTTGGTGAAGTGCTTAAATCTGGAGTATCAATAGAGACAATATGGTTACTACGAAAGGCACCACTATCAACTGGCGAACCAGTAATTACAGCTTGAAGTACATCGCCAGCAATATTTTTGATTAATTTCTCGGCATCTGCTTTAATGTTGAGAGAAAAGTTGCTTGGTTTGTTTTTCCATGCCATTACACTTTCCTCAGCTGGATAGTCCAAGATACACCTGCCGGATCTTGCTTCTTATGCATCACCCGATATTTACCATCAGGTAACTGCCATTCATCATTAACCAATGGCTCGGCTGTAACTTCATTCTGTAGAAGCGTGGCCTTTTTATCTGTGGCAAGTACACCTAGAGTGATTATTTCCTGCTGATTGTATGAGCCAGCGACACACCGACCTGAATATTCAAATCGGGTTTCATCATAAGTTTCTTCTACCGGGTCCCAATTACCCTTTGTTATTCGTTCACAGGTAAAAGGGGTTATTGCATCAGCCAAGTCTGTATTAAAAGCTTCGGCAATATCAGCTTGGATTTCATCACGTAGGCCCATAGGCACCTCACTTAATTACTGGTGCACTAAATGCAAAACCTTTGTTTAGATAAGGAAAAAGAAGATCTTCAATAAAATCCATATCCCCTAATCTGCCCTGCTCATGACCTGCCACATAAGTCTTTTCTGACTCTACTGTGTCGGCCTTCACACGTTTTGAGGCAACAAGCCCTTCGGTTCGGTCAGCATATAGCTGTCCATTTGCAGCCAGTTTTGCTAAGTAAGCGCCGGCCAGCATTACATTATCTGGTATCAAATCTTGTTCAAAAGTACGCAAAGGCCTAGCACTCAGCCAGGCGTTTGCTCGAATAACAGCTTGCGCTGCGTCACCATCGCCCCACCATAAAGGCCCAAGCTTTTCAGTGACGGTATCAATGGTGACGTAGTTCATGAGTTATTCCTTATGGGGTTCCAGAGCCATTACCAGTTTCACTTTTTGTGCCAGTAATCGGTTCAGTTACTGCCGGGTCTTTAATGCCGTAGTCTTTACCAGACTTGGTTTCATCAAAAACCTTGCCATTGGCTAAAGTGCTGCCCGACTCATCCAGATAAGCTCTTTCTGAGGGGTAAGTGTAATTAATAGCCGGTTTTACTAAGTCTTTAGGAAGCATGTCCTACTCCTTACAAATTGGTGATTAGGAAACGGAATGGAATAGCTGAAGCACCGCTGACCATTGCCCAGTTTTCAGCTTTCTGCAGGTCACCCCATGAAGCAGATAGCGCCTCATTCTTCGTACCACCGGTTAAGGTGTTTTCTGGGGCAATGAAGCTAAAGCCTTGTGGATGAATCAGCATATTACGACGAGTCCATAGACGGTCATGACCACCACCGTTACCGGTTGCCTGTGATTCATCAAGGGTCATATCTTTTGGCCCTGGAACTGCGTCATAAGAGAATGCAGCAGTACTGGCAAGAATCGAAACAAACTGAGCATTAACACCACTGCCGATCTTGGTGCCGAAATCTGTTTCAATAACGGTACGCCCGTTATAAACATCAACTGGCGGCAAGTTGGCACTGTTAGTCACCTTCTCAACCAGATTCTGTTTACGCATTTTTGCTGCAATCAGAGGGTGAACAAAGATCACACCATTACCACGACGATTGCGCGACATGGTTGATTCAGCATCAATGAATGCATCAACACTAAAACCGGAAGCTTCGTTAGCAGATGAGGTCTTAGAAATATCAACAGTTAATGATTTACCGTTGGCCTGATCATAATTACGCAAACCAATTACAGTGGCGCGTGCCCGGTTTTCACCAGCATCCTGCCAATATCCATTGATAAGGCCACCAATGAGTTCAAGCGAATTGACCTGAGACAGGTACTGTCCGAGATTTGATTCAAGAAAACCTTCGTTCAGGAATGCAATTCGGCCAGTCATTGAACCAGCATCAATTTCACGACCTTCTGCAAGGTCGGTCACAATTGTGTTGCTGTAGTTTGGTTCCAGGTTGCCATCGATACCATTGATATATGGCACTTCAAAAGTCTTGGCACCACTGGTTAATAGTGGGCGCAATCGACCATCACTGGCAAAAGCACCAGACTGAACCAATGGCGATACTTTCATCGGGTCTGGCGCAATGTATGACAGCAGAACTGCGCGGTTAAATACTTGGGCTAATGTAGCCATAAGTTACTCCTAATAATTATTAAAATCGCCATTCGCACGAGCTTGCTCAAATCCTGCCGGATCACGAGCTTGCCACTCAGCGCGTTCAGCTAAAGACATTTCACTTGGTTTCTTGGCAGCACCACCGCCAGGATTAGCACCATTAGCCCCACCACCTGATGCATGAGATGCAGCAATCAACGGCTTAAATGCCGGATTGTCACGAAATTCTTTTTTAAGATCATCAATCGTTGCAGCACTTGGTTTGCCCTGCGCATCAAGTACCCGAACTTTGACTTGGCCATCTACAGTTTCAACCTGCAGACGACCTGTGATATGTGGAAGTAGCACACTTGAACAACCTGACACAGCCAGCTCATTTGCAAGTGTTGAAGCAGTCTGACCTACCGTAAGCTGGTAGACCTGAGATTCGAGTGCTTTGCTCTGCTCTAGCAGCTCAGCTTCACGTTTTGTTAGTTTTTCCTGCCAAGACTTTTCCAAAGCATCAATGTCGCCTTTCTTACGGGCGCTTTCTTCAGCTTCTTTACGGGCCAGATCTTCAGCTTCTTTGCGTTTTTGCTGTTCCGCTTTCTTTTCAGCCAGCAACTCATCAACTTTCTTCCGCAAACCATCATCGCTCTGCGGCTGTGGAACGCCTTTTACTTTTAAAAAGAACTTGCCGTCTTTTTCTTCATAAAATGCTTTATGTGCTTCTTCCAAGCCCTCTAGGCTATCGAGTTCATATTCAAACATTGTGCTCTCCGAGCGTTGTGCAGTCACAAACTGCGGGCATAAAAAAAGACCTGTTAGGGCCTAGGTTTGGATTTGGTTTATTTATCCTGATTCCTTAATCCGGCATCTTTCTGATTAATTGGACTTCGCATAACAGGTGCTTTTTTCTTAGGTGGAAGTTGAAAGGTTGCAGTCACAATGGTCATTCCATCCACACCACACTCAGCACTAACATTTGATTGCATGCCTATCTCTTGCTTAGTTTCGGCATCTACAAGCATGAATTGATTAGTCCCTTCAATAAGCTTTAATTCAACGTCTTTCACAATCCCAACTCCTTAGATACGGTTTTAGAGCTACGGGTTTTTCGACTGAGAACCCAAGACCAATCCACATCATTTGTCTGCGCACCGCGTTGGCGCGAAATGGAATTAAAATGAGATCTATGCTCAAGATGTAGCGAATTTCATTAATGTCTAAAACTGACGTTATTGGCCTCATAACCCCAACTCCTTAAATGTCTTCTGGTCTAGTGCTTCAAGCTCTGCCAATGTGTATGGCTTGCCTTGTGGATCAACAAACTTGTCTATTGAATACTTACCCTGCTTATAGAGTTCATATCGCTTAGGTCCAAGCCATTCTTTTTGAAAGTTAGCAGATTGATTGCTGAACCATTTTGCATAAGAGGTATTTGAGTCAACCTGCCCAATCTTTCCGCTCCGCTCATCTTTTGGAATATTCTTTACGGGTCGATCATCAGCAACAAAAGGCCGTTTACCTATTGTTTCACCATCAGCATTGCAGCCCACAATTGAACTACGACAGCGCGGATGCAGTGGAGGTCTGGGATATGAACCATCAGCCGGATAGACACTAGAATCCAGACTGGCACAGGTTTTAGATGTACGCCCGTCTAAAGTGGCTACAAATTTCACATGCTCAAATCCCAAAGCCTTCCACATCTCGCTATAAGACGTATTGGAAATATGACTTCTCGCGGTTCGTACAATCGCATCAATGGACTGCCTGGACTGGTTTAAAATACCGTCCTGATAATCCACAGCCTTACGGCCTTTTATGCGCTGTATGATCTGCTGATTGGTCTGACCCTGAGCAATGCCATCACGAATGGTGTACTCCACTCTGGCACGCGTATCAGCACTAATCTTTGAGAACATTTGGTCGAGCAGATTCCCACCTGCAAACGGTACTCTCTTGGCAGCTTTAAGCAGCTTTTCACCGTCCACGTCCTGAACCGTTTCATCCATCAGCTTATAAATATACTGGGCCTCATAAACTGCCAAAGCCACAGCAGATGCCGCAAAGACTTCAGGCAACGTAGCATTTAATGCAGTAAACCAGTCACTAATCAGGTCCCGAATCTCACGCAATGCCGGTGTTGTATATTGACCACCAGCTAAAGCGCTTTTCTCGCTCTCTGACAGGTCATCAAGCAGGTCTCGAAGCTCAGATAGCATCCGGTTTGAATTGCTGTTAAATGGCTTGAGCACTTCATTTACAGCTTGTGTGCTGGCACGCTGCAAGTAGGCCTGATGCTGGGTGAGAGCATCCAGCATAGACACTTGTTGATTCATAACGATTACTCAACTGGCAGAGCGGCCTTACCTTCATTTTCTTGCTCAATTCGAAGCTGCTCTTCATCAAAATCGACTTCTGGTACTTTCCCGGTAGTTTGCAGTTCATGGAATGTCCGCATACTCATTTTGCCTTGCAGCACCTGTTCAAAGTAGAACTTCAGATCTTCTGTGCTGAGCTTACCGCGTGCAAAGTCCTGTTTGATGCTGAACTTGGCTTTATCACCTGCACCAAAGTACATGGCACACCAGCGCAATACATTTTCAGCAGCTTCGTTCAGGTTGGCCACACAAAGTGATAGAACACTGTACTGTGACAGGGCTTCATTATTTGATTGGGTCGCTGTCTTCACCACCTGATTTTCTTCAAGCAGCTTGGCACCCAATGAGGCCATATATTTCTCTTTGGCTTCCATGGCTGACTTGGCCAAGGTGCGCTCATCAGGCTGAACGAAATCAAACTTCCCACCTACAGGCAACATCAAAATATTGCCTGAACCCAACCGAACCCCTTTTTCTTGCAACCAGTCTCGCCATTCAGAATCCAGTTCGGTCATGACCGGCTGAACCTGTCCTGCATAAAACACACTGTTCTCATACTCCGCAGAGTTGTGATAATGAGCAATGTTCATCAGCGCTAAAGATTCAAGCGGAATATTATCCATTGCCCAATCATTCGAGAATGAACCGAGCGGTTGAAACGGAATTTCATTCCATCTTTGTTTATTGGCTTGAGTGGGATAATAAGGGTCGGTGTCTGCTGCCAGATTACCTGTACGATCTGAATAAGTCTGCACACAATATTCATTGTTCTCGTCCAGACGCAGTACGCGGTAAACCTTGATCTCTTTAAGACTAAATTCATTCAGCGGATCAACAACCGTATCTTTCTCGGCTAAAACCACTAATGACGTTTTATAAAGTGAACCAACACGCTTCACACGCCAGTTCAAGATATTTTCAGCCTTGTAGTAAATTACCGTTGGGCGAATACCCAGCTTCTCCACATCAGCCAGCGAAGTGCTGCGCTCAGTCTTGGGATAGTCTACAAAGAAACCGCCACGGCCTTTTTTAAGCAACCCTTCCAGTGCAGTCTGATTCAACTGAAACAGGGATTTCCCTGATCCATCTGCATTACTTGCCAAGAAATCCATGCCATCTGGATCAAATGCTGGATCTTCAGCAAATGCAATACCAATCAGTTTTTGCAGCGTATCTTTAGTGACTTCGAAAAAAACAGCCCGGTTCAAATAAGCATCATACCGGGCATTGTTTTCAAGCGTATCATCGCTCGCATTGGGCTTAGGGAGATAGTTTTCCCGACTCTGCTTCATTGCGTAGGCCCCAGCACAAACATCTTCAACCGTTTTCCAGCGCTTCTCGATGTCTGCATAGTCTTTATGTTTTGTATCTACTGACATTAGTAAGTCGTCCGTAAGTTGATTGTTCGCGCTTTAGGTGGATCACTTAGTTCATTAAAACCGTCACTTAATCCGTCTACCTGATCGTCATGCTTACCATTTGGAAAGTTACGCAATTCTTCTATCAGCGCCTTATTCCAGTCACCCTTTAGCATTTTCACATTGCCCACATTGACCTGAGCAGCAAACGGCTGAGCACGGGTAATCTTGTCTCCCGACACAGTTTCAGCTTTGACATTGAAACCAGATAACATAGTGATAAAGTTTTTAGCCTGTGATTTTCCCGCTTGACCCGGATCTTGTGGCAGCCGAATGTGGACCTTCCTACCGTCCATTTGTGCAGTCTGTTTCAGGGTATTCTCTACACCTTCCGGCCCCCATCTCCCACGCACCATATCTACAATATAAATCTGATTGCTCTTAGTTCTTAGCATACGAGGACCAGCAGTCCAGTCACCTTCATTTTCAGAGGCGGCCAGATCCCAAGCCCGTATCTCTTTGAGAATGTCAGGCGGTAACGTCTCTACAATTTCAATTCGATCAGGCTTAAAAAAACCGCCTGCTGGCGGTGATGGTAATTGTCTGTATTGTCCCGAGAACACATAAGGGGCTGTGTCTTCCATTACTTTGAGCCGTTCTATACTATGCTTCTCCGGCCATAATGCCGAACCGTCGGGTTGTATCGCTGGAAGGCAAAGATGTTCCCACTCTTCTCCATTCCCCCCATCAAGCAACCAGCCGGCTAAATCTTCCTCATGAAGTCGCTGCATGATCACAATAATTGGCGTATCTGGTGAGTTGGTCCTTGATTCAAGCGTATTTTGGAACCACTCAATGACATTCTTACGAATGGTATCGGAGCTGGCTTCACTTGCCTTATGTGGGTCATCAATAATGATTGCACCCCCAAAAGACTCTCTAATCTTGCCAGCACCAAAACCTGTAATAGTTCCGCCCGTGCCCTGTGCATAGCACACACCACCAGCAACAGTGCGCCAGTCATCCTTAGCCTTACTATCATCACGTAGTATTAGATCAGGAAATATCTTTTTAAAAGCGGGCTCTTGGACCAGATTACGAGTCTGAAATGCATTATTCGCAGCCAATGTGGCAGAGTAACTCACATGAATAAATTCGCAGTCCGGCACTTTACCAAAGCACCAAGCCATAAAATTAATTACCGCCAATTCAGTCTTGGAGTAGCGTGGTGGAATATTAATGATTAAGCGTTTTATTTCACCGCGAAAAACTTTCATAAGTGCATCGCAGACCACCCGATGATGCCAGTTATGCATCCACTTATACTTGCGACGTTCTTTGAACATATAGCGAGAGAAGAAATACAAATCCTCTTGAGCTTCAATTTGTATTGCCAGTTCACGTGCTGGGTCAGTATTCATCTAAGACCTGCTCCCTTGCTTTCAGGTAGCTTTCAGTCGGTACGCTTGAATTTACCGTTTCGATAGGCTTGCCATCTTTACCAGTAATTTCTTGTCGATTGGTAAACTGCCCACCAACGTCCTTTGCAGCCTGTTCAAGAATCTTGAGTGACATCACAGTATTTTTTGCGTTTCGCTCTAACTGCTTTTGGTACTGCTTTAAACGGTAATGCTTGTTAGCAATTGGAATATCAATTAAGCCGGCATCAAAATCAGCACGGGTTTTATTGAATAGCTCGACAAATTTCTTACTTAAATCCTTGCCACGGCTTTTTGTTGGATCATAAGCAGCTACTTGTTGTCGTTCTATCTGTATGCCAAATTCTTGTTTTACCGCGTCTGCCACTTCTTGAGGTGTATCACGGCAAGCAAGAGACTGAACTATAAAGATTTTTACAGGCTCTTTTAGTGTTGCCATAACCACTCCTTCGTATCAGTACGTATCAGAAGAAAGGCAAAAAAACTAAGCCAACTTCAATAAACACGTACCGCATGCATGAGCAATATTAGCCCGAGATATAGTTGGACCATCATTTGCAAGCTCTACCATTTTTTGAACATCTGCTGATGCGCCATACCGCTCAACCACCCCATGAAATTCTTCAACATCATGGCCACGTAAATAAAGTCTGGGCAGTCCGGTTGATGCACTCCATAAGAGTTCACCACTTTCCTCGTCTTTTTCTTGCCCAATATGGTAAAGCTCATGTTCGACTAAGGCGCAGAAGTCCGTATCATTCATAACCTGACAAGCACGAGCATCTAACGTAATAAGATATTTAGGTATGTCACCAAACCAACCCATTAGCTGCATTTCCTGTCGAGCCTTACGCCAACCACCTGCATTGATCATGACGCGCTCAGTTTGACCTAATACCCTACGACCTTTTGACTTACACGTTGAATAAGCCCATAAAAAGGATATTTCCGGCGGATCAAAACTATTGAGATGGTCATGATCCACGTTGTATAGCTCGGACCAATCTGACAAAAAGGTTTCTTTTATCCAAGGCCACAAGTCATTATTTGCTGGTTCAAAGTAAAGCAGCCCACCAGATTCCAGATATTCTTCATCATCTGCATAGGGATTGTCCTGCTCCGGCGGATAGGGCCTTTTCATAAATTGACCTCATTAAAAAACCTCCCGAAGGAGGTCTCTGTGTCTTTAGTTTACTTTGAGTGTTTCACCAGTTTTTGGATGAATGAAGCATGCGTCCAAACCCTGTGGTCTGACTTGCTCTCCATCAATAATAAGCGCTGCAACACTAACTTCATCATTAGTTGAATCAACGTCAAGATAGTCGTGCTTCTTAACTTTAACTAAGGCGTTAAATATATATTCTTCACCGGTCTTTTCGCTTACTGCTCGAACTTGTTTTTCAATAATTTTCATTTTTAATATCTTGAGTTTAAAAAGAAATATTATAAATCTTTATTTCTCTTAATGCGGATAAGAGTGTAATAAAATACTACGTTAAGCACTCTCACATTTCCCACACTTCCTGCACTCTTTCACCCTGAACACATCATTCTCAAACTCCCACGCATGGAAGCAGAATAGGCGTTTTAGGAAAGTAAGCATGATTTTACTCCTGGACAATCAAGCAATCATGTCGCAAGAAATGTCAGTTACTTTTACTTATAAAACATAAATTTATAATATTTATTTCCAAAATAATGTCAGTAATTTTGTCGAACTAAGCAAGATTTCTTCCTGGTTAAGCAAGAAACGGTCAAGCAATTATTTTGGTTCCCTCATTTGTGAGGGTAGCATCTGGCACGCCATGTAGGACTCGAACCTACAACCATTGGTATAGAACACCCATGCTCTATCCGATTGAGCTAATGGCGTATATTTCAGACACAAAAAAAGCCCACCATTTGGTGAGCTTCTTAATTAACTTTAGTGTTTCAACGTACACTTCGGTCACTATAACAGAAATACTATACCGCGCGTTTAAACGAGTCAACACCAAAAGCATCAAATATATTAAACTTCTGCCTTATTAGATCAATGTTGCTAAAGCATTCAGTGCGTCCGCGAAAAGGCTTCTTGGGTGTATACCTGTATTTTTTCAGCAACCTCAAAATCATTGCTTCAAATTTATAGAGCTTTTTCCTATCCCCGTTTTGGAGGCTCAAGACATCATAGTCATATGGGAGCCCACTCCTATCGGGGAATCTAATGTCTAAAGATTTTGTGGTAATTCCAATTTTGTAAAACTCTTCCTGATCATCGTAACAACGAATTATATAAATCATTGCACCATGATCTAGCAGGCTTTCTTCATTGCAGGCTATACACCCTCGGCCAGCTAATAGCTTCTTTGCCCTAGTTCTTACCCAGCCATGTTTAGGGCATTTAATTTTAACTAATGAGTCCACATCTTTGTTAAATGCAACTTTTGAAAAGTCATATTCAAAGTCCTCATAGGTTAATTCTAAGAGTTTCATAAAATTTTGGTGACGACGTTGCATAGCTGTGGCTACGCAAGTATTATTGCGCACAGTCATTTTGGAGCCTCGATTTCAATTTGATTAGAGCCATATAGGTGTTGGTAGCACCTGTATGGCTTGCTTAAATATTATACCATAAATATAAATAAACTCATGATATTCTTAATCTTTTATCGTGTGCATGAATAAAAAATCTAGCACAACCAACCATAATATTCACCTGACTTTTAGATTGATTTGTGATACCACCCACAGCATTTAAACTACGATTCTCCACCTTATGCTTCACCAGACACATCACTGCATACTTGGCTGTAAAATCCACTGACTCGGATTGAAAGATACTCCTCAACAACGCCTGCACCTGATCTGCTTCATAGTCGCTAATCTCACAACGGATATAGGCCTTACCTTTCGGCATCTCCTTGCCTGCTTCACGCATCAACCAGTAAATCTGATTAATATGCAAACCATCGGGATAGTCTCCTCCTCTCATGCGCTCAGTCTCACACCAAGCCCCGAACTGCTCCAGCCAGCCATCAATTGTATATTTTGCCCAATCCATTACTTGTGTTTTCACTGCCGCATTCATCCCGTTCCCCTTTTTTTTAAATCTCTTTCACTTCGATTCCATGCACCACAAGCATCAGGTGGCGCTTCATCTTGTAGACTGTGTTCTCTCTAGTAATTTCCGACTTCACATCTTCCACGATGTAGTCAGTACCGATCCAATATGAAAAATCTGCTTCATAACGCAGAGCTGGAGTAGCGCGCTCTGCATCTGAATATTTAATCTTTGGTGCCAATTCAAAGACGACGTGATGTTGCAGGTCACGAATCTCCCCTGCCTCTTCGCGCATCTTGAGCTTTAGAAAGTGACGGTACTCTTTGAGCGAATCAAAAGTACCAAACTGATTAGTAACGCGCTTATTGCCGTATTTAGGCTTCTTCTTACGCTTCCCCGACTTGGTTTTCACACCAAATCGAGGGCCTAGTCCGGCTTTGCGCGCTTGTGTTGCAGTAATGCGGAGGTTAGTCATTGGCACCTCGCTTCTCAAAAAAGAACACCACTGGATCAGCCTTGATCTCAATCAGGCCGAATCGATGTAAGTGACGGGCGTGTGTACTATCACGAAGTAATTGAACATCACGATAATGAGCAATCGACCTACGCCACGATTCCAAAGACATTGATGATTTATTTAGGTTGCACGGCCCGCACGATGGATTCATGTTTTCCAAAGTGTCATTTTGAGGTCTGAATAAAACCCCATTAGACACAGGAATCATGTAGCCTGTTTTCTCACACTTCTTCATATCAAAATCACGCTTAACTGCCTCGATATGATCTGCATGCCACTTATCACCCAGCAGGTCACCACAATAAGCACAGTGCCCACCAAACTTCATTTTGAGTTCTGCACGTTGTTGCTTAGTTAGTTTCATGCTCACCCCGCAATGTCACAACTCTTTCGTAGGAGCGGTTTAGATTCTCCTCCACCGATATTCCTTGCTGAAATCCAATTTCTAGAATTTTAATTTGATGTGAAAAATCAAAATGGCCTTTGCTGAACAATCCCTTAACCAATTCAAGCACAGCAACCAGATGGTGTTTTGTGTCGGAGTTGTAGAGTGCTTCTACTTTTTTAAAATCACTTAAAAATTTAAAATGCTGCTTATCAACTTCTCGAAAGCCCACGCCGATATTTAGCCACTCCCTTGTCACAAGATCAGGACACCACTGCACAATTTGCCAAGTTCCTTTAATCATGCTTACCCCTCAGAGTTTTTAGTGCATCATCAATCTTTCCAGCTTGTGTATAGCAAGGCCTTGTCAAATCCCTGATCGCCCCATCAATCCGCTCCTGCAACTCACCCACCTTCCCCAACAGCACTACATTCTCGCGACGGCAGCATTCGAGCTGGGCCTTTAGGTCGTTGATGGTGGCTTGTTGGTGCTGCCACATCTTGTAATCTTCCGAGTACAGCTCCTCTACGCTTTGATCTGGATAAATCCGCTTTTGACGCTCATAGTCACGTGGGTAATTTACCTTGATGTATTCTTCAAAATCACTCATCACCCTTCCTCCCTATGCTGTCCGCACTTAATGCAATACCCAAAATCACTCCAGCAGTGCTCACACTTAAGGCGCTCAGCTTCAAGAATGGCATCTGGTACGCCCTGATTCGCCTCATTCGCTCTCTGGTGAAAATCCTTTGCAATACCCCAAGCTTCGTTAATCTTCTCTGGGTCAACAGACAGAACCCCTACTCGCGACACTTCACGAGCAATGAGTTCGAATGCCATATCTTCAACTGATCTCACTGGCATGCCTCCACGTCTGCGATGGCTTGTTTTACTCTTGCGGTGTTTATATACCCTATGCCACAGTCCAGCTTGACCAGTAGGTCCGCATGTCCTGCATACTCACAAGCTGCAACATCAGCCTTGGCCTGATCTAAAGATTTGAATAGCCCGAGAATCTCATGACTCTCAACAAGGCGTTTCAGTTCTCCACAATTCACCTCATGACCAAGCCAATTGAATGACTCAGCACGCAGAAACTCACAATCTTCAACTTTTGAAATCGCCTCTGATAAACCAAACTTCTTAACAAACTCAGTCGCTTTCATAATCTTCCCCTGGCCCACGTTGTCATGCTTAGTCATGCGGTGGCTCCCAATCTTTCAACCCATTTATCCAGTTCAACCTGAGCAAACTGCTTTACTTCACGATCCTTGCTGTGACACATGTGTGCAGCTCTGATAATGATTTGCTCGACCTTTTTTTGTACGGCCTGTTCATCTAGTTCAATGATCGAAATGCCGTAGCTAATTGCATCCCACTGACTCTGTGAGATTCCCTTCTCCATCACTGAAATCTTGCTGATAAACTGCCTGGACACATTCAGGGTTTTAGCTAGTGCAGTAGCACGCCCAATACCCATTTCCAGCCATGCTCGAACCTGCTTATTTCTATTCATCCCTGTGCTCCAAATAACTGTTTGGCCTTGTCGGATGGTCTAAATCCCCGTGGTATCTCGTTATCACCAATCAGATAGCCTTGCTTCTCAAGTTGAACTAAATAGCGCTGTGCCGATCTCAAACAGACATTCGTCAACTCAGCCACTCTTCGAGAATCAATTCGACACCTGTTACGGGTTGCAAGGCTCATAATTTGAGCGTAACGATCAAAAGCGACACCGAAAGGGGCAGCGCTTGGTCGGGCTGGTTTTGTAGATTCGTTTCTCATGCCGCACCTCCGAATAAATCAGGCTGACGATCTTTTTCGGTACCAGCCAAAGCAATTCGCTCTTGTGCTACCAAAAAGTATTTTTCTTCTTGTTCAATCCCAATGAAATGACGGCCTGTATTTACACAAGCAACACCAGTGGTACCACTGCCCATTGTGTTATCTAGAACTGTTTCACCTTCGTTGGTATAGGTGCGAATCAAGTACTCACATAATGCAACCGGCTTTTGAGTTGGGTGAAAATTCAATTTCTGTTTATCAGAGCTAAAAACTTGAACTGATCGTGGGTACCGTTCGGTTGAGTCATAGTCATTTACTTTTAGCGTTTTTCCATAGCACTCAGATCCAATATCTTTTCTACGCGACCTTTGACGCTGGTGGCCATAAGTTTTAATCGGGTTGTATGTCGGCTGAGATTTGTAAAAAACTAAAATATTTTCATGTGCACGTAGTGGCTGCTTTTTAGCATTCATAAAGCCTGTAGCATTCGGTTTTTCATAAATCCACTCATAGCGGAATAGTCTTAGATTTGAGCATGCGAGTACTGCTGTGAATGGTTGTGCTGCAAATAAAACAATTGCGCCATTTTCTTTGATAACTCGCTCGTATTGCTCCCAAAGTGGTTCGAATGGAATAACAGCATCCCAGCTGCAGCAAGTGGTACCGTAAGGTAAATCACAAAGAATCATATCCACAGTACCGCTTTCGATTTCCTTCATACGCTCGAGGCAATCGCCAAGCATTAACTTGAATTCCTTCACACCCCACCTCCCATACTCGCGTCATCCTGCATACTCCACAACGCTCTGATCCGCTGCTCGCTGTACTGATCAATCCTGCTCATATCCAGATTCTTGTACTCGTACTGCTTCGGCTTGGGAGTACGCTTGGAACTGGCTCTACGCTTAGCCTTACTGCATGTGAAGCAGAGGCATGTCGATTTGTGGGTCATAGAGCACCTCCAATACGAGCATCAGCCCAGTTGCACTGAACTACCGTCAATCCGCCATGCTGAAACCGGGACCACAAACGATCACCCAAGTTTTCTTCAAGCTGCTTGATAGTCCAGTTAGAAATCAGCATCGTCGGCTTTGCTTCGTCATAACGTGCATAGAGAACTTTATGAACCAGCTTTAAGCGGTTTTCGTGCTGATCATTCAGGCCGTATTCATCCAGGATCAGCAGGTCATATTCGGCAAAGCGGAACACTGCATTGCTTTCGTTGTCGTCTGTTTTCTTCCATGCATTCGCAATTTCGTTTGCCATGTCTTCGGAAGTCACATAACGGGCATATTTCTGCTTATCCAGAACGTTACGGGCCACAGCACAAGCCAGATGAGTTTTTCCTGTACCGGTACGTCCCACCATGATCAAATTACGCTGCACCCCTTTATTGAAGTCTTTGGCGAAAGTGGCACACTGATGCTTTGCAGTTTTCTGGCCGTCGTTGCTAACCTGGTAATTCAGAAAACCACTTTCAGCATGACGCTTAGGCAGCATGGCTCCGGCGAAGTGTTTTTCACGTACCATCTGGTTTACAGAGTGAGCATGTTCATCTTGGGCTTTAGTGACGGCTTCAACTGCACATGATTTGCAAACGGACCGGCCAAACATCGTGACCATTGCTTCGCTGTGCTTTGAGCAGAATTCAGAAGAAAGCTGAATCGTTTGTTGAAACTGAGTGTGCATAGCGTTCATAGCATGCCCTCCGTGTCTACATCATCGACTACAGGTGCATACTGCTCTACTTCACCCCAAGCATCGTTCACATTGCGAAGATTGCTCTGTTGAACAGAAGATTGTGTTTTAGGTGCTGGTTTCTTGAATTCGCGTTTTACCCACTTCACAAATTTTGAATACATCTGGTTGTTAGTAAGCAAGCCAACTTTTAGCTGTGTTTCGTAGTGAGCATTGATTTCAATGAGTAGCTGCTTGACCAGTGTTTCAGTCATTGGCATTTCACCTGAACGCTGTAACCAGACATTGAGTTGGTTCAAGTCTGGTTTCCAGAGATTGAGAATTTCATCGACTGAATTTTCAGTGGCGATTTCTGTGTTGTGTGTTTCTTTAATATTTTCTTTAAGTGTTTCTTTAATAGGGTCCCGTTCAACGGTACTGGTCCCGTCCCGTTTGGTGGTACTAGTCCCGTCCTGTTTAAGGGTACTACCGTTAGATGGGACTGGTCCCGTTTGGCGGTACTGGTCAGGGGTAAAGAAATAACTATTGAGACAACCAGTTTTTCGCTCAACTTTGATTAAGCCTTGGTCTTCTAAATCCTTGATGCAAGCCATCACTGTGTCGCGTTTTTTAATGCCACAGTATTTTTGAAATTGAGTAATTGCGATTGTGTGTGAAGAACGGTCAAAACCTACAGTTTGACGCATGATGAACATTAGGCACTTGAATGCTTTGTCACTTAACTGCGCCATGATCTGGTCGTCAATTACAGCGTGAGGCATTCTGGTATAACCCTCTTCTCTCTTCGACATAGCTTGTCGCTCTTTTCTGGGAAAATGAACCACTTCTCCTTGTGGGATTGGTGGCTCATGTGCTAAATTTGATTTGTTCATTTAGATTTCCTAATGTTGGTGAACACTAAAAGCCTGATCTCATCCATCAGGCTTTTTCTTTGTCTGAATCCCCGTGAATCCCTTCCGATCCCTCAGCGATAAACACCTCTGTGCTTAAATCCCTTAGTAAAGCGGATACTCCCAAGCGCTCCATATTTCGAGCCTCTATACTGAGAACATGCCACTCACCAGCAATCTCTTTTTCGAGTAGCCAGGCGAGATACTGGGCTAAGTCCTTTCCTTTGATGTTGGATAAAACACGTGCCCGTTCATGATTTTCAGGAGATAAACGAACATGCGTAGATTTCTTTTCAAGACTCATAAATTCACCTATGCACTTAATGCTTGGTTGCGGACGTAATCAAAATCTGCCTCTGGACAAAGCAGGTCGCAGCTAACTGCACCATCACTCTCTTTATCGATTTTGATTGCGAGAGAGGCGCTGCATTTGCTGTTGCCATACATGATCTGGTTTAAGTAACCCAGTGAGGTCTGGCAGCGTTTTGCGAAGGCTTCTCGATCATTTAAAGAAAGGTTGGCTAAGAAGGCTTTTAATTCGGTTGTATTGGCAGAAGACATTTCTAAATCTCCCATTAGTAATATTTAGTAAATACTAATTTTTATTACTAAAGAAGTCAACAGAGATTTAGTGTTTACGAATTTACTTTTTACTAAAAAATAGATGAAATACTGTTATGGATATTGTTTCTTTAAGACGCGCTAATTTACGCCGGGCAATAGATGCCAAAAATAAATCAGAAGGGTTTTCTTCAGATGCTGCTTTCTGTGAGCATTACGATTTGAACCCCAGCCATATATCTCAACTTGTAAAAGGACATGGGAGTTTTGGCGAGCGTGCAGCACGTAATTTAGAAAAGAAGGTCGGCTGGGAATCCGGCTTGTTAGATCGAGAGCCTGCAAAAAATATCTTTGGTGAAGAAAGCTTTGCTAATGTGCCACGAGTTAAAGCACGCATGGCTCCTGTCTTATCCTGGGTGCAAGCTGGTAATTTTACGAATGTTGCTGCTGTTGATATGAGTGAAGTCTCGCAATGGCTGCCATTACCAGAAGATGAGTGCTCAAACTGCTTTTTTCTTCAAGTTCAAGGGGTAAGTAATTTTCCTGATTTTATTGAAGGCGACTATATCGTTGTAAATCCAGATACTTATTATAGCGATATGCAGTCTGGAGACATTATTGTGGTACGTCGTGGTGAAGATGCTACGTTTAAAAAACTGGTTATTGAGACAAACGGCAAAAGATACCTTCAAGCATTAAATCCAGATTTTAAGCCAAATATTATTGAGTTTGATGAAGAATGTCACTTTGTGGGGCAAGTGGTTGATTGCGTAAGATATGTCTATCACGCAAAACCTAGAGTAAGAAAGATTTAAGAATCAAGGCCGCTATATGCGGTTTAGGAATTCAGGACCACTAATCCTGAACTGCGGGCTAGTAATCCGCTAAAGGTGATGGAATCACTTTTATATCTTGAGTGAAATCGGTATCGCCCAGCCGTCCCAGAGGGAGAATAAGCGCAGGCACGTCAAGGTATAAATCTCTTTCTTGAGCTGAAACGCCCCTCTGGTGTGGCCACACCTTCAGGGCAAGCGCCCGGCATGGCGCTATATAAATACACACACCAATATAAATATTGGTGGGCGCCCGCCAGTGAATTACAAGGTACATGCCATGTTTTCTCTGACGTTGCGGACCAAGAAAGGTCTGAAAGTATCAGTAAAGATAAATCTTTACACGGTACTCGCATTCCTGACTTGGTTTGCATAAACCCGAGGGGGTGCTTATCACACCCCCTCACCTATATTTTAAAATACATAAAACTAGAACAGAAAACAAATGCCGCATACCCGAGCGGCTCTTGGATCGGGTGGAGAGTAATATGAGCTTCTATACAGTAACTTACGATTTAAACAAAAAGAAAGATTATGAGAAATTTGCAGAGGGGATTCAAAAGGTTTCAAATAACAGGTATGTAAAATGCACCTTATCGCAGTATGTTATTCAATCCACTCTTGCAGCCTCTAAAATTAGAGTAGCCTTGCAATCCTATGCCGACAATGATGATTCTATACTTGTTTTAAAGCTTGATATAACCGATTGGTCATGCGTTGGTTTGCCAGAAAAAGTAGCTGATTGGTTGCAAAAAGCTACTAATGTTGGGAACTAGCCATTTCACCAACCACATCCACTCCATTATAAAAATCCTCCTGATCCTGAATTGCTTTATCAATCCACTCTTGGTTTGCGTCTACAACAGCATCTTCCAAGAGTGTGATTGAGCCTTCATATAGTTTAATGCGCGTTCCGGCAGGAATGATGCCACGTTCTAATTCTTGATTCTTATTCATAACAAACTCCAAACAACCCACCCCGTGTGGGTTTTCTTTTGTCTATTAAAACATGAAATTCAGCAAATACTAATTTTTAACTAAATAAATTTAGTAAATACTATTGACTAATTATTTAGTAAATACTAAATTATAACCATCAAGACAACAAAAAGCCCCAACGTAGCTGTAACTACTTGAGGCCCGACCCACCCACAGTGAGTGAATTAATTATGAATGCAAAACTTACTTTATTCAATAGCCTCCTAATTGCTTCAGTGGTATCAGGCTGCAACTACGCTGATGCAAGTGGGCCTGCACAAGAAGTTGAAGTCTCTATCAATCAGGCTAAACCATTCGTTGCCCTTCAAGAGCTATCAGTTCAGGGCAAGCTTTACCCACATGAACACGAAGGCACGGAATCTATCGGCAAGGCAATCGTATGGCTAGAAGGTCAGGAGGATTGCTCACTACAAGTTGAGGTTCTGCAAGTCAATGAAGATGGTCAGCAATGGATTGAACTTGGGGAAATTCGATTTATTACACCAGATGACCGCGATTTAGGTGCACCTGATTTTGAAGAAGGTATGACCAGCAAAATCGTTGCAGAGCTTACTGCTGAGTTTGAAGAACAGCTTGTTGTGATGAAGGAGGCGGTATGAGTGCTAAGCCAAATTTTCACGCCTACAGTGGCGATAAAGAGAAGCTTCAAAAGTTTCTTGAGCGTCAGCGTTTCAATACGTTCTCAATGTTCAGTATTGACAAGAATGGCAATCATGTATTCAAGCTGTACTGGGATTATAAGCCGGATAGCGATTGGAGTAAGCCGGAAATTAAGGCAATTATTTGCTTGGTTGGCACTGGAAAAATGAATGACGAGGATATTAGCAGGGTAGCTACTGAGGTTAGAGAAATTTTGAAGGAGCGCCGGGTATGAAAATCAAAACCGCTTTTGCCGAGCAGTTCAGCACTCACGACTACGACCCTGATTTTGTAGCTCACTATTTTGGCCGTATCGAGATTCACTTAGACACGCAGTACATGCTGCTTGATGACTTGCACACCCAGCGCGTCACGCTATCCATCTTAGTGCTGCAAGACGGAACGATTGATACAGACCAGGTGTGCACAGTTAAGACTTACCGTGGTCTGCCAGATGACTGTGTGTTTAACGATGAGTTTATCGCAATTGATGAATTGACGACCCAGCAGTTTGATTACTTCACGAATTTGGAAGAAGTGAAGCGGGAGATTGGATTGTTTGGGATGGAATTGGCACAGGTTGCTTAGGAGAAGAATATGAATGCACCGGTACAAAGAACGCATTGGAAGCAGCTTGTGAATCCTAAATACCTGGGTGTTTACAGTCTGCCGAATGGCGGTGAGGACATGATCGTCACCATTAAATCGGTTGGCCGTGAAATTGTAATCAGTGATGGCGGCAAAAAAGAAGAATGCACCGTGGCGCAAATCGTTGGTAATAAGCCACTTATTCTGAATCGGACCAACTGCAAAACAATTGAACGGATCTATAAGTCTGCATTCATTGAGGACTGGTCCGGCAAGACAATTACTTTGTTTAAATCCACAACTAAGGTCGCTGGCGAAACCGTAGATTGCTTACGTATCCGCCCTTCTGTACCTAATGTTGTACAAGCCAAGCACCCGTTAAGCAGCGATGCATTTAGTAAGGCGCTTCAAGCGGTTCAAAGTGGTCAATATACCGTTCAGCAAATCCAGGCGAAATATGAGTTAAACGCAGAGCAACTAGCTCGCTTAAATGGAGCCGTCCCTAAATGAAACTAATCAGAGCTTCAGCAATCGGAAAAATTATGGCGTATCCAGAACGGGATACGCTGGCTGATGGTGCTATGACCTTTTTAGAAGAGTTAGCGTCACAGGTCGCACTGGATTGGGAAAAAGATCTGGACCTCCGCATGATTGAGAAAGGTCGAATCGTTGAGGATGAAGCTATTCAGCTCTATAACGATGTGAACTTCACCACCTATGTAAAGAATACAGAGCGCAAAAGCACCGACCTGATCACAGGCGAATGCGATATAGACGATCCAGAGAATAACTTGGTTATTGATATTAAGTCGTCATGGTCCAAAGCCACCCACCCTTATGTACTGCATCTTGGCGGTAAAAAAGGTTACGAGTGGCAGCTTCGAGCTTATATGCATCTATGGAACCGCAATAAAGCGCAATTGGCTTACTGTCTGGTTGATACGCCTTATGAATTATTGGGCTATGAAGATGAGAAGTTGCATGAGGTCAGTCATATCGACATGGCCTTGCGTGTGACCATGCTTGATCTTGAGCGCGATGCAATCAAAGAAAAACAAATGCTCGCTAAGGCAAGGACAGCTAAATACGTGCTTGCCGAGCTGTTGGATAAGAAAGGCCTAAAAGTCGCATAAATCTACTTTAATAAAAAAGTAGACCGGATTTTTAGCACAGTTATTTATTTTAATAAAAGATTGGTGGTGAAGATGGATGTTAGTAAGAAATTTTTGGAATACCTTGAGGCAAATCCGAAGGCCAGTGCAACTGTCGTTGAGGGAAATCATACCAAGTCAATAATGTTTGACGGTGCGCTTTTGGTGCAGACAAGTGATGTAACTTTTTTGCGTATTGGTGATGAAATCTTTGAAACACATATTTCTTTTTACGACAAGATTTTCAATCTCCTACAGCAAAATCCTTTAATGAATTGAGGTGGCGTGATGGATATTCAGAAAGAAAAAGAAGCGTTTCTTAATGTTTATGTGAATTACAAAGGTGATTCTCGAAAAATCCAATTCAATGAAGAAACAGAACAGTTTATGTGGCGCAAAAACAATGTTAGCGACACAGAGGTCGAGCATGTTCACCTTATGAACCAGCGGTGGCACGCGTGGTTGGCTTGTGCAAAAAGTAAAGCCCAAGCGGTGCCGGAACCTACCCTTGATGCCCCAGCTCGTGTTGGTGGCGGTATATTCCAAAAAGGGATTAAGTGGTCAACTGTGATTGGTGCCGCACAACGTCACTATGAACACGAACTGAGAGAATCCATAAAACCGATTATTAGTCCTGCTGACATGCTTCGTATAGCAACCGGCGAACTGGTTTTAGTGCCGAGGGAGCCAACTGAAAAAATGCTAAGTAAAGCAATTAGAAAATACTTAGAAGTCAGCGACCTCTCAATTATTACAAGTCGCATGTTTCATATTTATCAAGTGATTATTGATGAAGCCATGATCGAACCTCAGGAGTCCACATGAAAAAACATCACATGGAACACCTCGAATATTTGTTTTTGGGTTGGCTGCTGTTGGGGCTGATTGGGTTTGGTCTGGCTGCGATGGGGTTTTGAGATGGGAAATAAATATAGTGCCTTGAGCAAAATAATCAGTGAAGCAATGAGCCTAGGTCGTGAAGCTGCAAAAACTGTTGATGATGGTGGTACTGCCAACAACGACCGCATTTGTATCAGCGGCTTAAAAGGTGTTCGTGAAAGCACGTTAAATAATGCTGGTATCAACTGTTATAAGCATTGGAGTTTTTCTGGAACATTTATTTTAAGTCATTGTTTTGGTCAGGGTAATAAAAACTGCAAAGGCTTGTCAGTTGCACTTGACCATATGAAAAACAATGGTGTCGATTGCTATATGCACTGGCAAATGGATTGAGGTGGCGCAATGATCTTAAAAGACAGTGATTTGCCGGAAGAAGTGGTCATCAGTTTGGGGGAGATGGTATGAATCTGATTGAACAGTTGGGTGGGTATGAAGCAGCTAAATCTAAGTGCGACAGGGCCAATAAGGAAGGTTATTTATTATTAAGTGTTCCGGTTCAGAATGGTTTTGGTGATATTTACGTCTACAAAGTTGAGGAAGCGCTTTTAGAATACCGCCGCCAGCACAATAAGTATGAAGTGGACGATCTGGTTGTATTTTCAAACGAAAAATTAATGAAACCGGTACTTTTGAAAATTAAAGAGTTCCGACATTTTAATTTGGTTCGTCTTGAGGTTCTTGATAGTGGGCTTTGTGGCCCTAGCTATCAGACAGATATACGCCACGCTACCGATGCAGAAATCAAAGCGGGTAAAAGATTGGAGGTGGTTTGATGGGTATTGCATTTGATCTGACATATACCGAGCGCCGAATCTCAACAAGCGAGTTTGCTCTCCGTATGAATATATCTGAGAAAGAACTTTATGCTCGGATTAACGATGGACGCATTCAGCAACCTTATAAAGATGGCCGAAAAAACTACTGGCTGAACAGCTATGTTTTGGAGTGTATTCTAAAAACAGAAGGTGGTAATATAGGTTCGCTAAATGCATAAAATAAGAAAAAAGAAACAGGTCGCATTTAGCGGCCTTTTTTCACAACAAAATTAATTGTGAGTAAGATAGTGAGTAAGAAGGTAATCTCTACAATAATTATTATTTAAATACACCTACTTACATGCACGATGTTGAATTGCATCCATCGTGATCATGCTGGCTGAGCGAATCACTTCATCATTGATTTTACAGATTTCATAAATGGCAGCAATGAAAAAGCCTTGGCCATCTTTGCGTCGTACTCCCCAACGCTGAGCCTTACCATCAATATATTTTGCTTCATAAAATTCGGTCACCGGAATAACTCCAAACTTACCTTTAAATGCAGCCTCCTGGAAACTTGGCTTTTCAAATAAAGTTTCATTTCGGGCATTATAGGTCCGTTTAGCCGAACTTTTATCCTGAGCCCACTTTGGCACCAGTCCGAACATTACGCTACGCCATTCCAAGCCATATTCTGACTTGAATAGTAAAGGCAAATCATAGGCTGGATACACTTCTTCGAGATAATCGAAAGGAATATCCGGTAACTGAAGTTTATCCACCTGAACACGCGTAACAGGTTTAAAATTGGCACACATAGGCGAAAATTTAAAAAACTATAGGTCATATATAGTGATAACTTTTAGTATTTCAATAGACTAGTGGCTGGATAATATTATGTATAAACAGCAGAATTTGACAAAAATATCTTAAAAAAACTTAAGGAAATACAGGCCTGAGTACAAATAAGATAGTGTTATATTCTATGTACTCAGGCCTTTTATTATTTAATGTGTTTAAGTAGAAGCCTGATTATGTTCATACATTTTTAAAAATTAGACAGTGTATATTGTACTAGCGGTAGACCATACCTCCATCTGTTAAAATTGCCTGCCCGGTAATATAATCGGCATCTTCACTCGATAAAAAAGCCACCAGCGCAGCCACGTCTTCAGGTGTTTGTGCACGCCCTAGTGCAATACCACTCACATATTTTTTGTATGTTTCACCAATTGGGGTATGGGTAATTTCAGAGAATCTTTTATCAATTTCTACCCACATATCTGTGCCCACTACTCCCGGACAATATGCATTTACCGTAATGCCATGTGAAGCATATTCCTTGGCTGCGGCCTGAGTTAAAGCACGGACTGCGAATTTTGTTGCCGAATATACTCCTAACATGGCAAAACCTTCATGCCCTGCAATAGAAGCTGCATTAATGATTTTACCTTTTTGCTGGCGCGCTTTAAATTTTCGAGCTGCGGCCTGAATACCCCACAGAACTCCACCAATATTAATATCGCTAATTTTTTGCAGTTCTTCAGGTGTCACTGCATCAAGAGGCTGAACCTGAGCAATTCCAGCATTATTAATCATAATATCAAAACCGCCTAAAGACTGCTCGGCATGTTCAATACTGGCATACACCTGATCACGCTGACTGATATCAGCAACAAAAATACTGGCTTTTACCTTTAAATTTTCAATTTCCTGTTTTACTTCATTAAGTCGTTGTTCATTCAGATCTACCAAGGCTACATGTACACCTTCCTGAGCCAGTCTTAGAGCAATACCACGACCTATACCTTGCGCTGCGCCTGTTACAACGGCGACTTTATTCATTAATCCTTTATTCAT